TCATTTAGGCATTCCTAGTCCAGTAGACATCTCTTATATAGAAGGTGGCGATGGAGTAGAAAGGTCTTACGTCGAATATATAATGACTGATAGGAAAGTTAAGGGAGAGACATATACGTACGGCGAAAGGCTAGCGGGACATAACCAGATAGAAGATGTGATAAGAAGGTACAGAGATGATGGACACAGGACTAACCAGAATATATTACAAGTAGGCCAACCATCTGATCTTAAATTAGAAGATCCACCTTGCTTAAGACACATAGATACTCGTATACAAGACAATAAGCTTCACTTTTTTATATACTTTAGGTCTTGGGAATTATGGGCTGGTTTACCTGCTAACCTTGCTGGAATACAATATCTTAAAGAGTATATGTCTAGTGAGATAGGTGTATTAGACGGAGAGATGATAGTTGCTAGTAAAGGGCTACATATATATGGACATACAGAAGAAATAGCTAAAATAAGAGTGGGGAGGGGAACATGAATAAGAATAACAGAATGGTAGATGTGTTGGTGCAATGTATTTGTTGCGGAGATATTTTAGGTAGAATTGGTATGCTTGTAAACAGTGGACATAACGAAACTGGAAAACTGAGCAAAATAGAAACTCTATGTGACGAATGCAGTAGGAAAGAGAGAAAGCTGAGTTACGTTGACGCTGCTGAAGAAAGATACTTAGGAAGACGTCTTGGAGATCACAGAAAATAACAACAACTAATCAACAGGAGGCACGAAATGGATTGGCTTGTAGGAAGATTTTTCGATAATTTTTTCACTAATGTATTAACTGGTAATTTCGCTGAAGCTGTGGCTAACGATGTAACTTACTTTGCCCAAAACCCAGGATTCGCACATACAACAGCTCATATTGAGAATTTGTTTCTTAGGGTGGGAAATTTAGTAGGTGGTGAACAGTCTATCCTTGACTTAGTAAATCTTTGTGGAGGTTAGTTTGGGCTTAATATTAGATATAATGTACGTACTGGTATATGTTGCTGTAGCAATAGTGTTTCTTTCTGTATCTGGACTACTTTTTGCCGTATTCTTTCCGTATCTAAGCAAGGATATGCTAGAGAAAGAAGATGATAAGAGGATAGAGCATGAAGATTAATATGAAACTGCTCGTAATGCTCTCTTTATTTGCTGCCTCTTTGTTCATTTTGTCTGACGTTACTTGTCACACTGAATGCACTACCAAACGAACTCTTTCATCTATATGCATACTATTTAACATCACACAGATGTTCATGCTTGTATCGAATAAGGGTAGATAAACAGAGCTTTTAAGAGTTCTTATAAGGGGCAATTGCAATATTTACTTGTAATCGTCCCTTTCTACTTGTAATCGTCTAATACTGGAAACACGCTCTTTTATGGATTTACCGATTAAAGTATAAGCATTACACATACTTACAGTTGTTTGTTACATTAGCGTTACATCCTTGTTACATTCGTGTTACATTACCGTTACAATGTTGTTACAAACTTGTTACAATCATGTTTCAAGTACGTTTCTTTTCTCTTTTTAACAGTAAAAACAACTAAAACGCTACATCTGGTGTCATGGTCAAGTACTATATGTAGTGTTTTGGTGTATATTTGTTATATTTAATTGTAAATTAACACAGTATTTGTACAGAATCTGAGTTGCAAATATGCAGTTTATACAGTTAGTTATGAAGAATAGAACCTATGTAACGCAAATGTAACGGCGATGTAACAGAAATGTAACAGCGATGTAACACGTAGAAGAAAGAAGAAAGAATATATATATAATACTACGTATTCTATATAGCGTGCGCGAGTATAGTAAATAAACTCTTTCTAATATTTTTATACTATGTTATACATTAATAAATTTAATTTTTATAAGGAGATGGCATGAAAGCGAAGTCAGAGTTAAGGAGTGTTCTTATCACTTGTGATTTCCTTGATGACCAAGTAATTATCAATGATGGTAGTTTCGCTGGTAAGAATTATTATATAGTTCCATCTATAATGTTAGTAGAAGGAGCGTTCACCCCGGCTGTTAGTTCTTTCGAAGAGCCTGTATCTCTATACTTCAATGGAGACGATATCTTTGAGAGCGTACATACATGGAACGGAAGACCAGTATCGTTGTATCACCCTATCGGTAATACATCTTGTAATGTTCCTCATGTTCTTGATGGTCAGCTTATTGGATATGTATTTAATGCCATGTATGACCAAGAAGGCAACAAGTTACGAGCTGATCTATGGCTGGATAAGGACCGAGGTGAATTTATTGTTGACAAAATTCGCCTAGGAGATAAAATAGAGTTGAGCGTTGGTGCGTTCGGAGATATAGTCCAAGAAAGCGGAAGCTTTAATGGTACCGATTACACACAACGTATGACTAACATTGTAGGTGACCATTTAGCTGTATTACCTGATGTTCCAGGTGCATGCAGTTGGTCTGACGGATGTGGAATAAGAATGAATGGAGAAAAAGAGTTAGTTGTTGCTGCTAGAGTAGTTTCTAGGAGACCGTCTTATTCGGGCGTAGAGAGTATTTCATGGGATGGTGTTAGTAAAGACCTTCGTGAATATATAAAAGCTTACTACAGCCAAGATAAGGCCGCTAAGACAGATACCTTTCCGTCCTTTACAACTGAGTTATCGTCATCTGCTAAGAATTGGATTGCGTCAAAGACATTATTAGGCGATTCCAGATCTAAGACAGGAGATGGTCTAATCTTTTTTCCTGTTGTTAACCCATCCACTAACAAACTAAACGAAGGTGCATTGAGAGCTGTACTATCTGGTAGAGGCGAACAAGCCAAAATATCAGAAGGTGCTAGGTCTTCTTCTCGAAAGATGGCCGAAAGACTCTTAAAATCTGAATTTGCTAAAAAGGAAACCAAGATGGAAGAAAAGAAAGATAAAGCTGAAGTTCAGGCTTGTAATGTTGTAGAAGCTAAAGAAGTAAAGCCACAAGCTCCAGTAACGATGCAAGATGTTCTAGCTACAGCTCCTGAAGAGTTCAGAGGCGCTATTGCTGATGCTATGAGAGAAAGAGAAGAGCAACGTAAAGCTTTAGTAGTTGCAATCAATGGCTATGAGAAAGTTAAATTCTGTCCAAACTTCTTAGAAAAAACAGAAACAAAAGAACTCAAAGCCATTGCCTCTTTAGTTGATGAAGCCTCTAAAGAAAAAGCAGTAGAACGCAAAGTTGACTATAGTCTTCAAGCTGGTGCAGAAGTATCAGACAAGAAACGTTGTGAAGCTCCCTCTTTGTTCTAGGAGATGATCATGGCATATAACACAATAATATTAAGTGCTAATAGCAGTTCTCCCCTTGTAGAAGGACCAGCATCAGATGAAGAAGCTGCTGGAGAAATTATATGGCCTGGTAGTTTGTGTGATATAAAGCGTGGACTTGTTCTTACAGTTCTTACAGACTCTTCTATACATACGTGTGGTCAGCCTGGTGGAGCGATGAGTCCTTTGATCATAGCGTTAGAAGATATAGACAATGGTAAGACAATAAACGATAGATATTACCCTGGAGAGCGAGTTCCTGTTAGACATTTAAGACCAGGTGATGTTTTTCTATGTAGGTTTGATCCTGTCGGTGCTTATGACCAAGGTACACAGCTTAAGGCGACTGGTCCAACAGGCCTAGGAACGTTTAACACCACTACCCAATGGAATCAAGCACTGTGCTACGCAAGCGAGCCAATAGAGGCTGGTGCTTCTGGCAGGTTGATAGTGGCGGCAGCTAAATAAATGCAATAATCATTGATAAATAATGGAGAAAAATAATGGCTTTAACTAATAACAGTCCTAACACTATCATGCTAGATGTTAGCAGTTGTTCTAAATCATTGGAAGGTATAGTATCAGCAGGTGAGACTATTATTCCTGGAGAGGTGGTACAATATCTTGCTAGTGCTGGCACAATAGAACGGTATCATGGTGTTACTTTGAATCTTGCTGCTTTGCTGATAGCAGTAGAAAACACAGCACAGGGATTGGGAGTAGACGACGCCTACACTGCAGGGCAAAGAATATACTTTAGACATATGCGACCTGGTGACTTGTTCCTTGGAAGAATGACAGGTATTGCATACAATGTTGGAGCAACTGTTGGCCCAGAGGCAGACACTGGTTTGTTTACGGTCTCTATTAGTGGTTTCAACGATGCAATAGCCATTGTCGCAAAGACAGACGCTCTTACTGCATCAGGAAGGTTAGTTCAGTTAATGGCAAAATAAGTGAATCGGTAAGGCATCGAACAGGGGCCCTGATATGGCTATTTCGAGTGTAATATCTTTCATCAAGAGTACGTCTAATCTTGAGGAGTTTGTTGCTGGCGAATCTGGAATTCTGCCTGGACATTTAATAACAATGAGCGAATGGAAGTGCTATAGGAATACGTCAAACGAAGAGGATATCACAGCGTTTGTTGCTATAGAAAACTTCCATGCTGGAAAAGAGTTTGTAGATCCGTATGAAATGGGAGAGACTGTCTATTGTCGCAGATTGAGAACTGGTGATGTTGTCTATCTGAGATTCGGATCTATGTCACAACAAGAAGTAGAGGTCGGAGAGCCAGTAGGACTTGTATCTGGTGCTGTTATGCCAGGCAATATATCTGCTGGAACATGGCATCATCATATAGGGATATCCCTTGACTATTGCTTCTGCGGACCTGGACAAGAACTTCCTTTATTAGTACAAATAAAGTTTCTGTAAATAAAAACCATAAGGTGATAATATGAGTGACAACGCAAGGATGGAAATGCTAGGCGGTAAGGCTTTTGCTAATATGGCTCAATACCGTAAACTTTCCACACTACCAGAACGAGCTTGGAAATATATTGACGATAGAATGTTAGCTGTTGCTAAGGCAGAACTTGTTGGTATTGCTGATTTGGCAAGTAGCCCAGACACGAACATCAACTTTGATGGAACTTCATCAAGTGTTTACTTAAGAGATAGAGTCTCAGAAGTTAACGAAGCAAAGATGGCAATGTCTCCTGATACACGAGGAGAATCAGGCGCCCTCTTATTCGATGAGATTGGCGTACCTCTTCCTGTTACCTACAAAGATTTTCCTGTAGAGAAACGACAGATTGAGTCTGCTGCTAGAACTGGCATTCCTTTCCGTACAACCCTTATTGAAGAGTCAACAAGAGCAGTATCAAGAATGCTAGAAGAAACGTTGTTTAATGGTTCTTATACAGCAGCTGGTCAAACTCTTTGGGGATATACTACTTTCCCAGATCGTAATACCGACACTATTTCTGATTGGGCTAATGTTGCAACCACTCCTGAGACCATCATTAACGAAATTATAGCAATGATATCTCTTAGTGTTACTGCTAACCATTATGGCCCTTGGAATCTTTACATCCCAAGTGGTTACAGAGCAAGATTCAGTGAAGATTATGCTGTTGGCACATACCCAACTGGTCTAACTATAGAGCAACGTGCCCTACAGATAGATGGACTGAATGCAATTAGAACAAGTCGTAATTTAGCTACTGACAATGTTGTTTTAGTAGAAATGAATTCTACTACAGTTCAGATGATTAATGGTCTTCCAATGCAGGTAATAGACTGGGAACCTGCAAATTCACCAAACTGGAGACACACCTGGAAAGTTCTAACAATAATGGTTCCATTTGTTTATTCAGATTATGATGGACAATGTGGTGTAGTACACGGTTCTGTATAAGGTTAATATGACTTTTAAAGCACTCATAACACCAGATTACGTCAGGGAGGTCATAAACACCTCCCTTGAAGACGTTGAGATTAATGGACTTATAGCCGCTGCTGCTACGTTGATAAAGTCTAAAGTTGTTGGCCACGATATAGATCCTGACGTTCAAGTAGAGATGACTCGATGGACCGCTGCTCATTTTGTTGCTGTAAAGTGTTCTATGACTTCTGCAACGAGTTCTGCGACATCACAGACATTCACTACATCAGTAACGAAAGAGAAGGTCGGTGATGCTTCTATTGAGTATGGCAACTCTTCTACTGTATCTACATCTGCGTCTATGAGAAATTTAAGAAGTACCATGTGGGGACAAACTGCAATAATGTTTGATCCTACTGGCGAACTAGACAATCTAGGAGGGAAACCACCTAGAATTGTCGCATTAACGGATGTTTAACTATGTCTTGGTATTCAGAACTTCTTAGGGAAACAGCTACATACTGGACTCCACCTTTAAGAGATGGGTCTGGTGGGTATATCTGGAGCGCTCCATTTACTATGCTTTCTAAATGGGAAGCAGTTAGCAATCTTGTGTATGCTTCAGACGGTTCTCATATAGTATCTGGAACTGTTGTTTATTTGTCTAGTGTAATAGAGCCAGGAGGATATTTGTACGAAGGCTCTGCTCTTCTTAGTCCTCCAGATGAAGCAAGACAGATAATCTCTATTGATACTGTTAAATCTTTACGTGAACAAACAATAATTTGTTATAAGGCTTTTTTGAGATAATGGTAAAAATTCTAGGCGTAGAAAATTTCTTTTCTAATATTAACATATTGACCAAAATCAAGATGCCTAATCTATATAGAAGTTTTATGGAAGAGGTTATGACAATGGTATTAAGAGAATCTCTTACAAAGACTCCGGTAGATACTGGGTTTTTAAGAGCTTCGGCTAGAAAGGTAGTAAGAAACAGTGGAGAGGAGGGTGCGTTTGGAGAGATAAGCTATAATGCTCCTTATTCAATCCCAGTCCACGAGATACTTACTAGTAGGCATCCAATAGGAGAAGCTAAATTCCTAGAAAATGCTGTTAGATTCATTATTCCTCTATTTCCTAAGATGCTTACAAGAAAAATAGGTGCAGTGTTTAGTAGAAGGGTAATGAGAGACGCTAGAGTAGCAAGGATGACAGATGGCTCTAATTGATATTGATATAGCTGGTATCTTACAAAACTTCGGAGCAGGTACAATAGGAGTTGATATATTTGCTGGACTTGACCAACCGTCTTCTCCCTCTGATATAATATTCGTTGTGAATACAGGTACTTATCAGCCTAATGTCGCTAACTTGGACTATTCTTACCCAAGCTGTCAAGTAACAATTAGGAGTGATAAGGGAAGCCGATCAGCATGTGACGATAGAACAGAAGAGGTGATAAACATTTTACACGGACTCACTAATTATTCTATCAATGAAAATAGGTACGTACAGATATTTCAGAACTCAGGTCCTATAAGCTTATTAGAAGATGGTACTATGAGACCGAAGAATATTGTTAACTTTAATTCAATGAGAACTACAATAACATAGAGGTGATATATGGCGACAGCAGCATTAGCTGGTAAACAAGCTCTTGTTCAGATTGGTAGTGGTGGACCACCACCTACTGCTTGGGCCGAAATAGTAGAAGTATATGATATAGGAGAGCTTCCTGTAGAACGTGCAATTTATGATGTAACTGGACATAGTTCTAGTTTTTATAGAGAAACTATATCTGGCCTGTACGTTATATCTAGTCTTACTATGGGCGCAAACTATGTTAAAGCACAGTATGAGACTCTTTTTTCTAAAATAGGAGAGGATGATCCCGCCTTAGCTATAGATTATTACAGATTGTTGTATCCAGATGATTTTTATCATGAATTTCAAGCAAGTGTTACCAATGTTACTCCTGTAACTCCTTTAGATGATAGGTTGACTTACAACTTAACATTAACTATAAGTGGAGCAATAGTAACAGGAACATTGCCTTAACTAATATAACGTGGGGTTTATATGGAAGAAAGAAAGATATTAAACAAAAATGACATTCTTAGGGTGGACGACTCATCTTTCGTAGAGGTTTTTGTAAAAGAATGGGACGGACATGTTAGGCTTCATGTAATAAGTGCTAAGGATCGTTTAGAATTTGAAGGTAAATATACCGGTGAGAGTGGAGTTATTAACTTTAAACATAATGATGCTCCTCTCGACCTGTTAGTTTCTTCTTTAAGGACTGATAGTGGTTCTCCTATGTTTACAAGAGATGAGATAGCAATATTGGGCAATAAGAATGGAAGAGTAGTACATGAGTTGTTTCATAAATCTCTTGAAATAAACTGGATGACTAGAGAAACAGAAGAAGAAGTTAAAAAAAAATAGAAAAGTCACCGACTCGCTTGTTCATGTTTAGGCTTGCGTTGTCTCTTGGGTGTACTGTTAAAGAGTTGTCTGATAGGATTGACTCTAGGGAGCTAACTGAATGGATTGTATATTATTCAATAGAGCCTTTTGGAAACTCTGTAGAAGGTTACAGGGACGCATTAACTTGTGCAACAATAGCTAATGCTGGCCTTTTGTCTTCTGCACCTAAGCTTTTGAAAACAAAACCTTTCCATCCTAAAGACTTTATGGTGGGTGGACGAAAAGATACTCAAACACAGACATGGGAACAACAGAGGTTATTAATGGATAAGAACATGATAACCCACAATACTTGTTTAAGAAATAAAAAGAGTGTGTAGCTATGATAGTAGGTGTTTTAAAAGCATTATTCACAATTGACGCAACCAAGTTTGTATCTGGAATGGAAGATGTGAAGTCAGCTACTAAACAAGCAGAGAAAAGCATTAAGAGTACTTCAAGTTCGCTTCTTGGGCTAAAAAGTAAGCTTATGATAACTGGAGCTGCAGCGATAGCAACAGCAGTTAAGTTGACTAGGATAGCTAGGGAAGTGGAGTCGATAGACAAAAAACTTCTATTCGCTACGGGTAGTATAGGAGCAGCTGAAGACGCATTCTCATATCTCAGAAAAGAGTCAGAAAGATTGGGTGTATCTCTAAAGGTACTATCTAAAGAGTACGGAACATTTGTTGCTGCCTCTAAGAGCAGTAAAATGACAGTAGATGAAGTAAGAGCTGTATTTACTGCTGTAGCAGAAGCAGCTGCTGTTTTAAGAATGGATACAGAAGCCACTAAGTTATCATTTTTGGCACTTAGCCAGATGATGAGTAAGGGCGTTGTCCAATCAGAAGAGCTAAAAAGACAACTGGGTGACCACTTACCAGGTGCAGCACAGATAATGGCTAAGGCTCTAGGCGTAAGCATTAGAGAGATGAACAAGATGATGCAGACTGGTGGTTTGCTAGCATCTGAAGTTCTTCCTATGTTTGCCAAGACGTTGCATGAAGAGGTTGTTCCTGGGCTAGAAGAATTAGACGAATCATTGGCTGCTGCTGTTGGAAGAATGCAATCAGCATGGTTTGAGTTTAACAGACTATTCTTGGGTGAAGAGTCTCTTATTACTCAATCTCTAAAGCTAATGGCTAATACTGCGACAGGATTATTAGACGCTGTAACACATGGCTTTGACACTGGATCTTTGTTGGCTGGCACTGTACAAGAGCTGGATAGACTCTCGGATTTATACAATAATGTTGGAAAAGAGATAATTGAGATAGAAGAAGAAGTACAGAAGAAACTATACGAAGTAGACTACGATGGCTTGCAGAAAAGAATAAAGATTCAACAGGCAGCTTTCAATGAAGAGAAACGTCTGTTCGAAGAGAGAAATAAAGATATAATAGACTTTTTCGAGAATACTTTAGATTCTACTCTTAGTGCAATGCAAGAATGGGCTACCGGTGGTAAGGTTTCTTTCAAAGACTTCACAGATTCTATCTTAAAAGATATGATGCGAATAGTTCATCAAGCATTAGTTGTAAAACCACTTATGGAATCCTTACGAGCTTTCTTAGACGTTAAAGAACAAGGCGGAGATTACGGTGGTGGATTTTTCACTACTCTATTCTCTTTCTTAGGAAGTGCTTTTAAGGGAGGGACGAAAGCTTTTGCTGATGGTGGAATGATAACTGAACCAATAGCTGGGATAGGCCTTTCTTCTGGCACTAGATATACATTTGGTGAAGAAGGAAAAGAAGCTGTAATCCCTGCAAAAGATATGAAGCAAACAGAGTCAGCTGGAGCTGGCAATGTAGTAAACGTTAATATTAATGCTCTGGATAGTAGATCTGTCGCAGAGTTGATGAGAGATAACCCAAACGCTGTGATAGCTCCTATTTCTGATGCGTTACAGGGCGGCGATAGAGGACTTATGGCTGCTTTAAGAGGTGCTGTATGAGTTACCCATCGTTACCAATTTACCCAGACATAATAACAGGTATCCCAGGCACTATACCTTTTGATTATACTGCACTTCAACCTGTCTTAAAGACTGATTTTGCATCTGGAAGAGAGGTTAGGAGACAGATTTGGAGTTCTCCAAGAAGAACAATAGTTGTATACTACAAGAGACTTACATATGATCAAGCCCAATCTTTCTGGGAATTTTATAGATCAATGGATGGTCCTCTTACTTCATTTGTTTTCTTTTTTCCAGAACAACGTGCTTACTTCGACGAGTCGTTCGGAACAAGCGATGGAACAGAGAATATAATCAATCTTCCTTGCAAAGGACTTCAAACTGGAGAATCTTTTGTTTTAAGAAGAGGAAATGTAGTATTAAACTACCCGGCTGACTTTACTCTTTCCTTAGGTACTGGACCAAATGGAGAGGATCAGGCTGATCTTGATGTGCCTGGATCAATAGGCCAAACATATTTCTTCTCATTCACTGGAAGATTAAAAATGAAGGGTAGATTTGAAGATAAACCTTTAAGATTTAATGAAGAAAAAGGCTTATCATCAGATATGACTGTAAGGATAATAGGTCTTCAATTGGAGATTGCTTAATGAGAAATATCAACCAAGATCTTATATCAGGACTTGCTTCTGAGACGTACAGACCTTGTGTCCTTATAAAGTTGGATGACGGAGACGAACAGATATACTACACCACATGGGATTGCGCTATAGAAAACGGTGGAAATGTCTATTACCCTAGGGGAATGGAATTTAATACTGTTAAATATGGTACATCATCTGTTGTAGACAACATTTCAATGAAGCTAGACGATACAAATAGAGCTATTTATTCATTTCTGTCAGCTCAACCTCCAGGTGGAATAAATGCTACTCTTACTTTAGCTGTTTTAGATAAGTACTGCGATGTACTAGGTGCAACTGACATCTTTTTAGGAAGCGTTAGCGAATGGTCATATAGTCCAACAATATTGTCTTGTAGGATAACTTCTATTTTTGTACAATGGACTAATGTAACAACGCATGTGTTTTCTGGTAGTTGTAGGTGGACAATATTTAAAGGAACTGAATGTAAATACGTAGGCGATGCTACTGAATGCGACAGAAAGTACGATACGTGTGAAGCTTTCGAGAATGTACACAACTTTGGTGGGTTTAGATGGACACAGAGCTTAGAAGATAAAGAAGAAACCAAAACATACAAGAATCCAATGAGGTGGCCATATGGTAGGCGGTAGTCGATTATTATCAAGCTTTGTTTACTCACAAATAGGCAAAAAGTATAATATTGGTTCTAGCGATCCTAACCATACAGATTGTTTTAAGATGTTAGAGGAATATGTATCTTTTCATGACATACAATTCCCAGAAGAGTACGATGGGCTGTCTAAAGATAACTACGGTGAAAAATACACAGAAGACCCAGAAGGAACTATGGGCAAACTTCAAAAGTTTATGTCTACTTTTCTTATTAAGGATGATGAAAACAAGAGTTTACCTGGATGTGTAATTATTCTTAAGTGTATTAACGATAGAATCGCACTCGGAATAGATTGTGGAAACGGATATGTTCTTACTGTAAGCGACACCAATGGTTGTGTCGTAGAAAGAAAAATAAACTTTAAGATAGTGGAGGTTTACAAATGCCAGCTGCAATCCCTATAGCGGCTCAGATTGCTGCTGCAAGTATTGCTGGTGCTGTTGGGCTTGGAGGCTTAACAAGCGCAGCTATAGTAGCTGGAGCTGGAATGCTCGGAGCATATGTAGCTTCTAAGATAATGGGTAGCGATGCAGGGAATCATATAGATGCTTTGGCTAATATAAAGCTGAATACTAGCACTACTCAAAGGACTGTTCCTCTTATATACGGCGAACACAAAGTAGGTAGTAATGATGTGTTCATAGAAGTATCTAAAACAGGAACAAAGTACTTATACATCGTTCACTGTCTTGGTGAAGGAGAATGCGAAGGAATATCACAAGACAAGAATGGCGTAGACCAAGTATTCGTAAATGAGAAACTAGCATCGACATATAAATCAGGTGTGATACAATATTGGTTTCATTCAGGCACAAACACTCAAGAAGTAGATACTAATATATCATTAGCCCTCGGTGGAAAGTTCACCGACCCTATGATAAACACTTCTTACGTACTATTTAAAATAAAGTATGATAGAAAAACATTTTCAGGAATTCCATCAAGAACGGTAATTCTTAAAGGTATAAAGATATACGACTACAGAACGTCGACAACCGCTTGGAGTCAGAACCCCGCACTAATTTTATATGACTACATGACTAATGATAGATACGGCCTTGGGTGGGATACTTCTATATTCGATACTGGCTCAGGCTCTACTTGGGAATCTGCTGCTAATTATTGCGATATAAATGAAGCATGCGCTGGTAAGCCTATGTACTACATAGATTATTATGTTGGTTCTCAGATGCGATCACAATCGATCATAGATACAATACTTAGTCATTTTCGTGGCTCTCTTTCGTGGTTTGCTGGTACAATATATTTAACGTACACTGATCTTAGATATGAAGCTCCAATATTTGCTATAACAGACGACGATATAGCCAGAACGCCTGCTCAACATGATATAATATCTGTATCTCAACCTAGTTCTTTCGGTATTCCAGACGGAGTGCTAGTAAAATACTATAATAAAAGAAATAACTGGACTTTAGATGATATCCCAATAGGGGATACAAAAGGAAATATACAGCAGATAGTGTTCAATGCTTTCACTGATAGAGGGTTAGCACTTGATCTTGGAAGATATACACTTGAAAGAAACAGACTCAACAAGGTAATATCACTTACTGCTAGAGCTGATTTAATAGAGCTTGATATAAATGATGTTGGAGTTTTACAGTCTTCTGAGCTTGGATTAACTAATCAGTTGGTAAGAGTTAAAGAGAGTAGCATAACTCCTGATGGACTAATGGTGCTTTCTCTAATACTTGAAGACTACAATCTATACGATTCTATATATGACAAAGACTTAACTAAATCATATGAGGTTGATCTTCCTAATGTAACTGATCCTCCTCCAGCTGTTTGGAATATATCTTTTGATGAAGAGCGTTATTTTAATAAGGGAACAGAATTTACAAGACTTAGTATCTTTTTCGACCAACCTATAGACTATCCTTGGTTTGACTATATAGAGGTATATTACAAGCTAGACCCTGCTGATGATTTTGTTAAGATATTCAACGCTGCTGATGACTTTAGTATAGACCCTGCAGAGGAAAGAGCTACTTATTACTTTATGTTTGTATCAGTCAATACTATAGGCGTCAGGCAAGACGATGAAGATGCAGCATATGTACAATATCAGATTGGTAGTAGTACTCTAGAAGATAGACCTCCAAGTCCGACTGATGTTGTTATTGTCGGAAAAGATTTCCTAATAACAGGACCAGAAAATGATGAAGGCCTAGAGTACGAGATACGAATAGGAACTACGGCTGTAGGTGAAGACGACATTTTTGGTGAAGCAATGACATTGTTTGTCATTAGGAGCAAATCTACAAGAATACCAATTGGATCACTTAGACCAGGAACATTCAATGTATGGGCAGCTACGTATAAAGATAACAATACTGTTGACGGAATTTATTGTTCTACTCCAGTAAAAAAAGAAATAACTTCTGAGACAGAAATTCTATCACTACAAACATTTTTAATTAGCTATGCTCCTCTTTCGTTTGCCTCAGGAACTAATATAGGAACTGAGGTATATTCTGGGACAGCGCTAAGACTATTAAAAGATGCTTCTTATCCAATGAGTGGTACATGGGCTTCGTATGAATACAATACTGGCTATTCTGGAACGAAAATGTCAAAGATTTACGTTGCATTTGTTGTCAGTAGATTAGGAGGTCCTAACAGAACTTGGCAAGGCATATCTGGATATAATTCTACTATTGGTAGCAGCTCATGGAACACATGTTTTACAACAGAGAGTGATAAGACTTGGAACGCATCAACACTTAACGCTGACAAGGCAGCTGGAGTTAATCTCAGGATTATGACTTCTACTACTCCAGGCGGACCTTACTCTGTATTTAATAGCGTAGAGGTAAACTATGTATTTACTAGATTCCAGTATTTCAGATTACAAGTCGATATAGTTGACGACTCTTTTGGATATAGAACATATGTAGGTCCAATTAGTGTATACGTTTATACAACATAACAGGAGAAAAAGTGTCTAATACATATTACCCAGATCCATATCAACCAACTAATTTAGTGTTAAGTGATATGGACAAGATAAACGATAACTTTGAGGCTCTAAGGACAGTTTTCTCAAGTTCTAGTGGACCTGCTATACCTGTAGCTTTTCAATTTTGGGCTGATAGTCTTAACAACCTTATAAAAGTCAGAGACCAATTGAACTCTAATTGGCTGCCGATGTTTAATGTTGAAGACAATGAAATTATTATTCAAGACACTGTCAGAAAAGGATCTATAGTAGAAGGTGAAGATATTGATCCAGCTTCATGTACACTTAATACATGCAGTGGTGGTGGCAGCTCAGGAATGAACCTACCAAGCGAGGTCATAGGTAGCGGTGTTTACTCTATATCTATTTCAGCACCTAGTGGTGGATTTGTAGATATTCCCTCACTTGAAGGTCTATTCTATGTTTATGATGGAATACCTGTCAGAGGAAGGATAAGGGTAGATACAGATTTCCCGCAAACAGTTACAGTAAGATATGAGATAGGGATTGAAACATCTACTGAGTCTGTACCTTTCGTAGCTCAAGGTGGTGCATGGAGTTCAGAAGTATTACTTACAACATCAGGGCTAGGTTGGCAAACTGTAAAGTGGCAAATAGATTGGGGTACGGTATCCAGTGGAACGATAAATGTAAGAGGTCATTCGTTGAGTGAGGTAATAACTTAATTATAACGGAGGTGTCTTGTGGCTAAAGCTTCTAATTTTCCTTGTGATCTAGAGGGCGGACAAGCCTATCTAAGATCGTTGTCTGCCCCTACAGCTCAATATGAGACTCAACCTGGAATGGAAGGTGTTGTTTTTGTCTATAATGGCATGAACTTGAGAGGAAGAGTACACGTTGACACTGACTTTTCTGATTCTATACAGGTTAGGCTAGTAGTAGGGTTAGTAGTGTCATCAGAGTCAGGATTTTTTTCTGCTATTGGTGGTGTATGGAGTCCAGAAATAAACTTAACAGGTGTATCTGCTACTGGATGGCAAAGTATTGAATGGCAAGTGAATTGGTATGCTAGACCAAGCGGTACTATTACCGTAAGGGGTCACAACGTCAATCAAGTGGAAGTTTAATCATGGCTGTTATAGTATTGGCAGTACAACCTGCTAACATAATATTCTATGGTGGCTATGTACAATATTATATTGTCTCAAACGAGATAGATATTGGTGTTAGTACATCACAGAAGACTAGTTACAGCGGTGCTATTATAAAAGGCGAAGGCGTTCCTATTGGAAACACAACCTTAGTAACTACAGCACAGATTGATTTTGCAACTAATGTTCAAAAGAACGCTGCATTGCAAGTAGGTCAAAAAAGTCGTCTAAACAGTGCATCTCTTAGTTTTCTAGTACAACCCGCAGTATATTGTAGGAATCTTATTGTTACGGCAGAAGTATCATATGTAATAACAATAGCTAGATCATCAGTAATTACTGCTAGCCAAGGTACATCTAAATCAATATCTTTGACGTATGCAGTAGATACGGAAGTTCCAATTAATCTTTATGTAACTGCTGAAGTAGACCACCAAGAGACTGTGCTTGGATCTGCTTTGTTAAGCAGTAGATCTTGGCTGCAGAGAAGTGACTCTGTTCAGTCCATAACGTCCCCAGAACTATCGCCTGCTATCTTGGTTGCATATGTTAAAAGTATAGTAAGTTTTGAATATTTAATCCAGACTACAGCTAAACTTACTCTGGTTGCACGGAATACTACGTCTGTTTATTCTAGTATGGAAAAGTTAGGAACTTCAAGCGCTAGTTCCGATATGTATGTTACTAGTGAAGTTGAGTTTGTTCCTTTTATAGAATACAGGATAGGAATTGTAGCCTCTCATGGCAGTGGGTCATCTATAGCCGTAGATAGAAAGATAGACGGTGGAGAAGTTGTTGACTGGAATCAGGTAGTTACTAGTGAAATATATTACAATCCTATAGTAGAAAATACAACAGTAATTACAGGTGGAAATTATACTGCTTCTTTTGCAGAGCTAGATGAAGCAATACCTCCATCAGTTTCTACTGGATTTTATGTTACGGCTAAGCTCTATAGGAATATGATGGTTGATTCTGGCATGCTTTGCGCAACAAGTCAGAATACAATATCAGCAGTAGCTATAGAAATAGAAGGCTCTACTGATGCTTGGGTTCAGCAGAAATACTATGTAACTTCAACTGTGGAGTCTATTCCATCCGTACAGCGTTTTATGGAAGTAGGTACAGGTCAGAAAAACGAAGTTCCACCCCCAGACTTGTTTGATATTGTCCCTTTCACAAGATGTATTAACGCTCCATCTGATTTTGTAGGTGGACCAACATTCTATTACAACAGTCTTACTCAGTTTATGTTCCCGATAGTCGGAATGAAAACGCTTATTTATCTGGACGTTACTACGATAGAACTATCAGCTCTATTGTTCGTATCTGTAGGTCCAACAGATGTAAATAAGTATATAAATCTAAGGATGAGAGTAGGGTCTACGTATTCTAATATTTCAGGATTTTTTCTCCCTGGTCCATCAGGTTCTTTTTGCCCTCCGATATATTTTGGGGGCGGTGAGTCGGGATGGGTTGAAATAGAAATAGAAGCTCAATCAGAGGCTCTGGTTACTGTAAACGAAGTTGAATTTAAAGGTTTGAGTGTAAGTGTCGCAGCAGCTGATCCATATATGAATACTTCTCTGTATTATGTTACGTCTGAAGTTGATCATTCAGAGAGTTTAGCTCGTGGAATGATTGTAGCGGCAGAAAACACTACAAGCACTATTATTACTTTTGATGAGACTGCATATGTTGACGTTTCAGTAGGGCAATATACTTCTACGGTAGCTTCTGTAAACCAGCCCAGAGTAATACCAGATTTATTATCTTACGACGAAATAGCATACTCAATATTTATTCACTATATGACTTTAGATGCTAGCCAATATACTGATTCTGATATTGATCTGTTGTTAAAAATAAATGCAATGTTCTTGGATGCAAATCAGTTTACAGATGCTACAGTTTCTGTATACTCTGTTGCAAGATCAGAACTTTCTGTAGGACAGTATAGTGTTGGTGATATAACATTAGTTACTAGGGAAGGCACTCAGGAGCTGATACAGCTTGTTGCTGAACAGGTTAATGGCATTGATATTGAACTATCTGTTCCTTTTGATTTTCAGATGATAGCTAATCAATCTACCGTTTCTCCTCTTTCTCTTGGATTAACAGAGCCTTTAGCTTTCGTACTCAATCAGCTTACTGGTTTTTATGGACATCTAGTTTCTAGACTTATATCTAGTGGAGAACAAAAGACTGATGCAACTGCTGATATAGTTATAGGTAAAAATCAGATAGATTCTTCTGTATCTCAGTATACTAGTGCAACGCAGAGTTTGTCTGCTGACGATGCTTCTATTATAGCAAATATCACAGAGTCGATAGCAAGTATATTTACTCCAGTAATATTTGTTACTATATCTCAAGAGTCATCAAATTATACTAACTCTACTACTAGTACATTCGAGTTATTGGTCAAGCCAGAATTGGTAGGATTGCAAGCGACATATACAGAAATAATACTAGACTTGATAGAATACCCAGACTTCTCTGCTAGCCAGAACACTGACTCCCCTGTTGCTTTAGGGTCAGAAGAGCCTATAGAAACTGTTGCTGTTCAATCTACAGGTGTAACTTGTGACATAGAAGATGGATGGGGAACTATATCTAATCAATTAAGTAGTTCCGACTTGTCTTTGTTCTTTACTCAAGTTGCTTTTCAGTGTACATGTGTACAGTCAAGCTATGCACCTATAGCATTGGGAAGTGTAGAGCCTTTGGTATCAAATGGATACCAATACACTATAGTCTACGCAGATATATTTGTAACTATGCCAATTCTAGTTTCTAGTCAAAATACTAGCTCTACTATAGGCATGAGACTAAGAGCTTTTTCTGAGTTGTTGTCTTCTCAGTTTAATTCTGCTAGTTCAGATTTGGAAGTAAGGAAATACTTTCCTATGGATATTGATTGCAAACAAGTAAACGGGTCATCGGTAGACATAGACCCTATTGCTTATTCTAATATTGTTGCTTCTCAAACTACTTCTACCGATATTGGTTTGTACAGAGATGGCGATGAAGCTATTATTGTTGAGGGTAAACAGAATACAGCTTTTGAAGCTAATTTAGTACGAACAACAGTAGGAGTTATTGACAAGCCAGATGTAATATACTATGATATGTGTGAAATTAATTAGTAATAAAAGGAGATATATATATGGCTGCTATAAACGGATACTCTGACGTTGTATCATCAGGAGTTCAAACTCTTATAACTGGTGGTATTTACTCTGACCCAACACTTTGGTATGTGGGATTATACACAGGAACTGTTTTTTCTGATGGTTCGATTGGACTTGATACAGAGGTTGAGTTTAATCCAGCCCCTGACAATAACTATGCAAGATTACAAATAAATGCTGTTGGCGGTGCTTCACCTGCTTGGTCAGTGCCAGAAAGCGCACCTAACTCTTTCAAGGTTTCCAATGGTTCTCAAGCTGAATATCCTGTTGCATCTGAGGATTGGGGCACGATAACTTTTGCAGTTGTTATGAAAAGCGCACAGAACCAATTAGCCGCTGACATGATATTCGGTGGAGCGTTGTCTACATCTAAAGCAATAGGTGTTGGTACTACTGCTGTATTCTTGACTGGTGCATTATCTGTTACCACTAGCAATAATTAAGAATAATGAATAAATTAGCCAACGTCGAAATATATGTGAACTCCAGCAACAGAAATGCAGTCTGTGTGCTGGAGTGTAGCACTCCAGCTAGCTTAGAATCCATCAGTAATGTATCAATAGAACTCTTAAATGGTACAATAATAGACTCAGCTACATATCCCGATTGTTTCACTTGGAACATAATGGACGGAACTAAATGTGTGATACATTTGTATCTTGGCAGAGCTTCATTAGGATTGGAGAACGGCGTTTATAATGCCGACTTGTTTCTCTTTGATGAATATAATTATCAAGGGGCACATTTTGGAAAATTAAGATTATTTGTTTATAATAGAGGTTAATGATGAACGGATATTCCGACGTAATTAAAGATTTGCACGTTAGATACTATTGCAACTACCTTCAACAAACCCCCCCTACTAATTATCAGAGGGGTGATTACTGGCTTAGGCTTTCTAAACAAAAATGTTTGAGCGGTGGGCAACAATGGTCTGAGTTGAGTGCTGGCCCTGCTCCTCCATCTGCTGGATATGAGCCTATCCATCTGCCTCAATATTTGTGGAAATCGAATGTGATAGCTCCTCCGGCTGGTCCAGGATGTCTAACTATTCACTTCGGTAGCGTTGATGCTGTTTTCCCTACAGCTCTAGACAACTGGGAGACCATACAGCAAGTAGGTATATGGGGACACGAGACTTCTACTGATCCAAATTACTTTTTTGGAGGATTTGAGATTTCTCCTGGACTTAACTTAACTGCTGGTGAAAGATTATCATTTAAGAATAATGGTGTTGCAGATACCGAAAAAGCTATACGTATTAACCACACATCTTCTGGTGGTGCTGAAACAGCGAGTGGAGTTAATACATATGCTGAAACATCAGGAACAACAAGTGGATTTACACATACTTGGATTGAATTATTAAATGATGGTGCATCTACATATCCAACCCTTAGGACAGATTCTACCTATATTCCAATGGCTAGGATTAAAATGGCACTGTCTAATAGTTTGTGGGTCAGTTGGGTAGAGCCAGACCCTGCTATTTCTGGTAGTTATATCCAAAACTGGGTGTATTCACAGGATATGGATACTACTAATTTTTCTCTTACTGACTATAATCTTCCAGACCCAGGAGGACATAGACTTTTATTCAGAAACGAAAAGGTAATAGTTTATTCCCCTGCAACAGAAATTAGATATGTCAATACAATAGGTCTGTCTATGACTGACTCATCATCTGGTAATACTAGAGGATGGGGTGGAGGTTTGGTTGACAATGCTCCTGTAACTGTATTAACTGGAGAAACTCCAATTATTGAAATTCATGGCTTTTCTAGTACTTTTATAACACAAGGCCAAACGCCGTGAACGGAATTTCTAGATTTTCATCTGAATTATACGTTGAGTATTTTTGTAATTATCTCGGTGGTGACATTCCTTCTGTCGCATGGAGTGGAAGATGGGTTAGACTGTCTTCTACTATATGTGATGTTGATGGGTTTGGTTGGACCGAGCTTTCTTCTTCTCCTGGGTATGCTCCATATGGTGGAGAAACTCTTTATTTCGACCAACTTGTGTCATCGTCAATCGGTTATTATATGAGCGTTTTGGACAATGATAACGGTGCGTTAACAGATATAGTGTTTGATGCTACAGGAGATTGGGAAGACGTTGTTCAAGTAGGTGTTTGGGGTGATGAATTTTCTACTGATGCAGAGTATTTTATACTTGGATTTGAGATACCTCTTACGATATTATCAGCAGGCGAAGATATAACGTTTAAAAACGTTGGTGTTGCTGATGATAGACGTGGGATACGTAGCTTTGTACGGTCTTATTTGCCTCAGTATGCTTCTGGAGTAAATGCTTTCGGACAATCATCTGCTTTCATTGATAGTTGGAGTAAGATATTTAATAAGACTTTTCCAGCTGACCCAACACTACCAGCTCTTAGAATATCTCAAGATCCTGGAAGTATAATTTATTGCCTTAGGTTTGGATTAAGAGACTCAGATCACATTGGTTGGCTTGAGACGAGTCCAGCAACTACTAGTCTAGTCGGAAGTTGCATTGGTGATGCAAATCTTGATACATTAACATTTGAGTATTTCAACAACCAAGCGTATAACAATGCTTTCATGATGAGAAGTATTAATCATATTGTTTTTTCTGCTGCTGATGCAAATGTTACAGCATATTCAGTTGGTATAAATGCAGTAAGTGTTGATTTACAAAGTACTGGATGGGGTGGTGGGCAACTCGAAAACGCACCTGTTGACATTGAGCTTGGCGACCTACCTGTTATTTTGGCTGGAGATTTAGTTTTTGGACTTATACCAGATACAATGTGAGGCTAAATGAACGGATTATCAACAGCAGGCACTGGGGTTGTTCTTAATTATGTTGGCGGATGGATGGGGCATCTAGGAATAGGTACTACTACTGGACACGACGACAGATTCGGTTGTGGAATATATTTCGCCAGACTGTCTAGTGAATCATGTGATGCTAGAGCTAGAGGTTGGTTAGAGATAGACCATGAGTTAGGTCCAATAGGATATGTACCTTTTCTTATGGGTGAACAAGAGGGAGCAGACTTAAAGTGGGGTAGGTCTTTTGCTATGGACCTAGAGAGCACTTTGCCTTCTATCTTAATTCATGCTATTGCAAACATAAAATTTGGGCCAGCGACTAAGGAATGGTTGCCAATAAATCAGGTAGGGCTTTGGACTGGTGTTCCTTCTTGGCTTCCTAGACATGATGTAACTAGATATGGAGACACAACAACTTACTGGAATCGTCTTCATTTTGGATTTCAATTGCCTTCACTTGTTATAAAAGAGGGAGAAATACTTAGATTTCATAAAGATACTGAAACAGAACTTGGAGGAATTTCTTTGCCTTATGCGGCTGGAGGGCCAAATAAAAGAGAAAGAGGCGCTACTAGTGCTTTACTTGTAAGAGGTAAGCTGGAAGATAGAGACGAAAATTCAGCTGAGATTGGTGCTTTTACCAGGTCAACAGATTACAGCCTTGCATCTATGCTTTCAAGAGATGCAAGTCAAGGTGAAAACCAGCACAACTACAAACAACTTGGTAGTAGTGCTAGAAACAGTAGGTTAGACCGTAATTGGTTTCCTATCGAAGTATGTCCTCCTTACATGAGACTTACGTTGCATAATGAGGGCATAGACGATACGTTCATGACCGATACTCCAGACTTAGACGATGTATGGGCCGGTGTGTCTTTTGGAATAGTATCAAATAATTATGCTGGTCCATATAAATATTTTTGGGGTTTACGGTATCATTACGAAGACGAATACTATTTACTGTCTAACAATCCGTATATAACATGGATGGACTATTATCCTTATTTGGCTGGCAGCAGACCGCGGTCATTAGGTATGGCCTATTACTACCTAGCAGAAGTCCCAGGTGGATACGAGATTCAAGGTGAGGTTGGTGCGTTTATGTTCGACATTCTCGCCACCCAATGGATTAACTACCTAGATGTTCCAGTAACATTGGATGGAGATATAACTATATCAAACCCATATTAGCCCAATGAAAGAAAATATATATGATAGGATATAAGTACAATACATTGATGGGCAAGTTCTTGGTGAATGAGAATATATTTGCTAATGTAGGAGCTGGTGTAGGAACTGGGTTTCTAGTTCTATCTTCTGACATAATATATCCTTACACTGAAACAGTAAATAGACCGTCTGCTCCAGACTATCAAGACTTACAATGTGATCATTCTGATTGGGTCTTCTACTTAGCTGCGTCAACTGGAGATAGAAGCGATGCTATTGTAAGTTTAAAAACAACTAAAGAGTTTCCTATAGCAACTTCATCTTGGGGAAACATTAATGCAATAGCACTAACAGATACTGCTGCTGGAACAGGACTAGGCATCTTCTTTTTCCATAATTTTAGCACTCCAGTGACCGTAGATATTGGTACTTCAATTGTATTTCTTGGCTCTACAACTCTAGGTGACGGTGATATAGTCATATATCCATATGCGTAAAGGGGTTAGATATGTCTGAAATGAATGGCTATAGTAGCTATTTTTATAAATACGTATTCAATAATTTTATGTTTGGTGAGCCACCTAACGGATATTTTTATGGTAATAAAAGCAGGTACATAGACGTTTCCACTGCAACATTTGACTTCGATGGGGCTGGATTAACTTATCCAAGCGACCCATCTTATTTAGCATATGAAGACAATGGAGATGATATCTTTGTGCATACTCCAACTGGTGTTCCTCTTGCTACAGACACTTACTCACGAGTAAGGAACTTCATTCCTATATCTTGGCCTATAGCTACAGTGGATTGGAATCCTTTGTGGAGTATAATGGTAAGTCATTATTTTTATGCTAATCCAGGCTACGGTAACCCTGCTGGTAAGTATCCTCTATTTGGAGGACGGCTTGACTCACCTTCTATAGTGTTATCTGGTCAGCAGTTGATATGTCTTAGCAACGATCTAATCTTTATTTATAACTGGTAATTGTTACATTTACTCCAGGATGTTCTCCAACATTAAATGAGTTGCCCCATCCTTTGTTGTATTTCCAGTTGTCACCTTTAAATATCTTTGCTTCTACAAGTGCATCGAAAATGAACTTGACACCTACGGCTATGTTGTCTGGGTCTTTCCTTCTAGTCTTTTCTATCCAATCAAACATACAGGTGTAGGTGTTTTCAACAGGTTTTATTTTTTCAACAATAGCTATATCTGATATTATTTCTTGCCACTTCTTTTTCATTACTGAATATTTAGAGCCGAACCTTATTCCTCCCTTTAAAACTGTAGAGCTAGCCAATATGATTTCATTCATAGACGGTAGTGGTCCAGGTATAAAGAATGTTTGTTCCATTACATTCCCAAATACTCGTATCTATCTTTTGTTCTTTGTATAGCTTTCTTAACCCTTATGTTTTCTTCTTTTATCTCTATAGGTAAACACATCTCCATTATTCTGTCTCTTAAAGCAACGCAAGTCATATCATTTATCTTATCGTTGTCTTTGCTTAACTTATAAGTAAGCTCTTCAACAGAGAAGTTGCTTATAATCATGACTCCCATCTGGTTCATCAGCCTATGATTTATAATATTGTACAACATATTGATAGAGTATTGATTGGTATTATGGTGGCCTATGTCATCTAATACAAGCATCTGGCAAGACTGTATCAATGACTTATTAGTCTTATAGAACTCATTGTCTATCATTATATCTGGTACGTGTATGTATTTTACACTTGCGTTTCTTCTTTTTATGAACTCGATACAAGCAGCTATAGCTATCATAGTCTTTCCTGTGCCTGGAGATCCGTATAGATAAGGAAGCTGCCAACTAGTTTCTGTACCATATGATTCTATTTGACTCGTTAAGAGCTTTATTGCTTTCTTTTGGCCATTGGTTGGTGAGAATGAGTCCAATCCTTTTTCTCTCATCTTTCTAGGAATACCAGATGAAGAAAGTAACATTGATCTCTTTTGCATTCTTTCTTCTGAGTCTAATCGTTTCTGCTCTGACTCTAAGCATTCTTCACAATATCTTAGTAGTTTTGACTCAGTCTCTGTTCCGCACTTACAACAAGATCCTTTTCCACCACTAAATATATCAAGCCTCATAATTACCCCCAAAGATTGTTAGTTTCGTGTTCTTTTATTTTCTTTATATCAGATTTTATAACATGACTTGTTTCCCAATGCCTAGACTTTAAGAAGTTGCCAAGTCCTGGAACGAACTTACCATCTTCTTTAGTCCACTCACTGGTATCATTCATAACGCTTATGCGTGTCTGTATCTTCTTAAACAATGATAGTTCCGCTACTTCTTTATCGCTAGGTGCAAGATGTTTAGAACATTCAACCATTATCTTTTTGAATTCTTCTTTTTGAGTAGAGGGTTGCAGATGAGCTCTGTTTTGTGGATATGCTTCTCTAATTTTTTTAAGCATCTCTAATCTTCTTTCAGCGCTCTTATTGTTTGTAGCTTTTTTCTCTTTAACTTCTTTCTTTACTTCTACTTTCTTTGCTCTATGTTTTCTTACTCTATCTGCAGTGCTGTTTCTTTCTTCTTCATTTCTAATCATTCTTCTAGATGATATAGTTATATCATCATCAAATTCTACAGAAGCCAAATCATATTTGTCTATATGTTTTATAAACTTATCTGCTTCTTCTTCTGAACAACCTATTATCATAGCCCAAGATTGCAGTGGCCTAGACAAAACCCCTGTTTCTTTAGATGAGTGTAGTTGCTCTAGTACTCTCATCCAAGCGCCTTCCATCCACAAAGGATGACCTCTCCATTTCTTTGAATGTGCGTCCCAAAACCATTTTGACCATACGAGTTTGCTCATGTCTCCTCCCAAAGACTTGTTGTTTTTCTAACCAAATGATTACTCCCCTGACGACCAATCTGAATAACTTGAATAGAAAGGTTCAAAGTTATTATTTGCTCTTTCTATTATATCCGATTTTTCTTTGTTTAATGTTTTTGCTAGGTGAGATACGTATTCTTCGATTCTTTCTTCTTTTTCTCTACCACTACCTGTAGGATCAGTCAATATATTTTCTTTTTTAACAGTTATCTTTTTAGGTTTTGCTTTCGTAACTTGTTCTTTTGTTTCTACTATAACATCGTTAGGTGTACTGTCAGATACTGTATCATATTGTTGATGGATATCTCTTGCTTCCTCAACAGTAGAGAAGCCAGCTAGATGATCAGCAAATGTATCTCTTAGCGCCCATGACCTTGCTCTCATCTGTAGCATTCTTTTTGGATATTTATACCAAGGAGTGTATTGTTTGCCTTTAACATCGGTAGTAAAACACCATAAGTTGGCTATCTTTGCATCTGCAACTGAGAACTTATAAACCTTCTCATCATATCCTTTTCTCTTTATCTTGCAGATAGCACAAAAGTCATCTGTATAAACATCTGTTGATAATTGTTTCCTAGTCATCTTTGTTGAGTCGTAGTCACTGTTTGAATATGATTCTTTGAAAGACTCTAACTCACCAGAATCTCTAACAACTGCTATCATCCCATCTCCCCATAAGACAGGCTTTCCATCTATAAGGCTTATGTTTTGAAGAGCTTGCATAGGTTTCATGCCTATTTCTAAACCCATTACCATTGTCATGAACACGTATTCTTTTTTTGTAAGTTCGTCGGGTACTCTATCACCTCTTCTAGGTATCTTCTTTGCTATTGCATATCCCTTAGCTACGCCCTCTGCCAATCTTTCTATATCTTCTATTCTAGTTATGCTTATAGATTTCATGTGTTCCTCCTGGTGTAAGCCCGTCATAAAGACGGGCATTAGATTTAATTCTTTTTTTGTATAATTGGTGTAGGTGGTACGAATCCACCTTTATTGCCATCCTGTGACTGATTTAATGTTGCGCTGATGTATACATAATTGTTGCTTGCTAATTCTTCTGATGGTTTTTTGTCTGATAAGAAATTAAAAAGTTTCTTGTCTCTTGTAGGATCTCCGCCATCTTTTTTAATATGTTTCTTGATTTCTACTTTCTGTTGTTGACTTAATCCTTTTTCATTACACCAGTTTTCTAATTCTGACATTCTAAGCTCCTTTTACTTTTTTAAAGCGTGATTTTTTGTGTTCTACATTATACCTAACATAATTCGATAATAATTGCTTTGCAGATAATCCAAGTTTCTTTGTCATTAATCTTATGCTATTTGTGAAGTCGTTGTCTGCTACTCTGTCAAGAGTATACCACCTCGTGTAGAAATACAACATATTCATAAATTTACACATTGGCTCTTTGCTTATGTCTTCTATCAAATACTTATTAAATGTTACCTCTCCGTCTTTGTTAACACTCAGTGAAGCTACCCAAGACAATTTATCTATTCCAATTTCCTCTTTGTTGCATTCTGCTAAATTTGCATACGCTGCAAGTTGTAATTTCCACCAAGGTTGAACAGCGTTCGATGTTTTAAAATCTATTAGCCCAATTCCATCTTCGTCTTTTATCGTTCCTACAAAATCAGGATGTCCTCTAAATCTAAGTTTGTTATTTATTAAGTTACCTTCTCCGAATATAATCTTAGCTTTGTTCTTTTCGAACCATTCTTTTAGTCCGTTTACGTAATTTGGATACTTTTCTTCTATAAATGGACTCCAAGTACCGTTTAAAAAGTGATTTGCCCATAAGTGCACCATAGAGCCTCTCTCAGAGCATCCAGGTGGAAACCAATGCTTGTCTATGTGCAAGCAGCATATCTCTGTAACTGATGGAAGTGACGAGGCCATTTTTTAGCTCCTATTGAGTAAGACCATCTTTAACGACAAAATCAAGAGAATTTCCGTATCCTCCCCTAATATCCATCTCAGTTCTCTCTATTGCACCACTTAGAATTTTATATCCAAAGTCATATGCCATAGTCATCTCTGTTTTTCCTGTATTACTAACATCTGCTCTCTTAACTTTTACGAATGGAGCAAACTTTTTGCTTTCAACACTATATGAAAAACCAACAGTTCCAGAACTTACTATGATTCCTAGTGACACAGCTGCCAAAGCCTTTTTCCATTCCATGTTCTCTCCTCCCCATTATTTTTACTACATTTATATTATATCTAAATCAGCACATCTTCCCATTGCAAAATCTTTAAACGATTTGTCTACTAACGTATCTGTAGATATACTTTTAAATCCATTTCTTAGAGCCTCTTCAAGCAATGTCATAATAAATTTTGGGTCAATAAATAAAAGGTCTACATTCGGTAGCACTTTGTAGTACTTATCCCAACATCCTCCATCGTTGGGGCAAAAAGGAGATTCAGGATGCAAGTAGCTGTTAGGGTCAACATGAAGACCAGGCCCAACGCATTTCTTAATTATAAATTCGTCATCTAATGGAACAGTAGGCATATAAGGTTTGTCGTGTGTTCCATCTAAAATTCCACTTACTAGATTTGTGTTACTAGGTGCAAAGAATATGTTGTATTCATACTGCACACCACAACTCTCTTGACCCAGTCCCGATGGAACAACATGTCCACATATTAAATCTCTGCATCCAGGATCCCATCTCATCCAATGTTCATATTGTATTCCACATGGATCGCACGGCACAGACATACCTATTGGTTTAAGCTCAGGTCCAGATCCAGTTTCGTGCCAACCGAACTCACCAGTGATATCATTGTACCACATGTAGTGTTCAACCTGTATTCCAACATTTTGTACGTTTTGCCTCATAGGTTGACGATGCCCTATTGTTCTTATTTCTGTTCCGTTGGAAGTTTTTGATAGACATAACAGTATAGCAACGACTACCAATGCTAATATTGCTAAATATATTATTAAAGATGCTATTGCTACTATTACTCCTTTCATTTCTTCCTCCCTTTTTTTCTACTGAAAGCTTCTACAACTTTTAGATCGTATCTAATCAATCTACCTAGTGTTAGGAAAGATGGACCTCTGTCCTCTCTTCTCCATCTCCTAACTGTATCTAGTTTAACTCCTAATATTTCCGACACTTTTTCTTCTGTTATTATATTTAATCCCATATCACCTCTAAAAAGGAATTTCTTTGTCTAGTTTGTCTTCCCTAAGGAAAGTTGGTTCGACCATTTCTTTAGCGATTCTTTTGGAGAAGCCAGATACGCTTTCCCCCTCTCTTGGTCCGTCGAGGTAAGTCTTATCAGAACTTTCTTTTTTAGTTGATAAGAACTTAACAGTATACCCAGTCACAGAATAGCTCGTTCTCTTAATTCCTTCGCCATCTTCCCATTCGTTGCTTCTAAGAGTTCCTTCTACAAATACCTTGTCTCCCTTTTTTAGATATTCGCTGCAAGCTACTCCTACTTTTCCGAACGCTACGACATTAAACCATTCTGTTTTGTCTTCGCTTCTATTTTGTGTTCCTACAGAGAATGTACAGAAGTCGTTCCCAGAGCCACTTTTTTTTGTTTCTGGATCTCTTCCTAAATTACCTATTATTGTCATTTTGTTATACACGTTGTCCCCTTAGCTTTATTGTTTAGGTATTCATACAAATCGTCTTCGTCGTATCTTATTGTTTTTTGTATTTTTATAAAGGGAGGGCCGACCCTCTTAGCCCTCCATGATCTTAATGTTTCTTTTTTTATCCCTATGATGGAGGCAACCTCCGAAGCCTCCAAAAGGTTTTTGATTTCCATTGTCCCTCTCTTACATTCCTACTATTGCTATCATCACTGCATAGAATAAAAAAGGTGCTAAAAATAACATTGTATTCTCCCTATTTGATTATATTGTACATGTTAGGACTATTTAATGATAAAACAAGATTTGCAACTTCTGTTATGGCGTCAAGATCATCTGCTATTTCATAAACTGGATTGCTTGATTCTTTTGTTATGTCTTGTTCAGATACTGATATTACAATGTGGTGTTCATTTTCTCCAACTGTTGCTTCATATCTTCTTGACATCTCAACACCTCCCTGTAATGAATACTCTAAAACTTTTCCTGGTCTAGGTATGTACTAATAAGGTTTGAAGCTATTTTCTGCATCGAAGTCCTTTCCTCAAATGCTCTTATGCGAAAGTTCTCCCATACTTTAACAGGAACTCTGACCGACACAGATTTGTATACGTCTGGTTTTGCGTTGCTATCTTTGCACATATTATATGTCCCCCCACATTTTATCCATCTAGATTTAAAAGATTGATCTTACTATATTTGTAAAGAAGTTAATTGTGTCTAGTATTAAGTTTGGATTTAGCTGACTTATAATATCATATGTTGGTATTTCTGGTAGCATGTGTAAGTCTGGTACTATAGGTAAGTTAATCATTATCTTCTCCTAGTCTTTTTAGCATGAGATCTTTTGCTGCATGTACATCCACCTGAACATCCTGAAGTATTTTCATGTGCACCTCTTTTTGCTTCTTCTATCAATTTTTCTAGTTCGTTCATGTCCACTACTACTTTTCCGAATAATTTAAAAACTAAGTTAGTGTATCTTTTTTCTTGTATCCATCCGTATACTGTTCTTGGCCTTACTGGCATCAGTCCTTCTTCTAAAGCTTTAGTCAGAGATTTTAGTACTCGTTTCTTTGGCATTTTGTGCTCCTATAGATTCTATATTTCCGTGTTCGTTTATAATTGAACTGATTTGTCTCTTTCGTAGTAGCCAAGGTATACAGCGTCAAAGAATTCTCTTGCCTCGTCTAATTCAAAATAATACTCAAGTATATCGGCTATAGCGTATATACATTTTTCTCTATCAGTAAATAATGTTCCGTCTATGTTCTCTATTTGTAATAGAAGATGCTCAGCTTCGTCTAGTGGTCCCTCAACGTAATCTATGTCTAGTCCGTTTACTTCATAATCGTGAATGGCTTCGTCTAATATTTTTGCTACTTCTATTATTCCTTTAACATCAGATATCCTAGATGAGATATAGCTAGTAGCTACTTTTAGTTCAAAGGTACGATCCCTTAAGTTCTCTACTAGCCTGCCATATTTACTTGTAAGACATTCTTCGTTGATCACATCTCCTCTTTTTATCATCTGGCTTATCTTCTTAGAGTAGTCTTCTAAGTCATACTTGCCTACTAACAATCCGTATACATTTTCATTTGAGTTGGTTTCTTTTCTAGTAGTCTTTTCCATCTTTACCCCCTATTTGAAAGCGTTTTACGTTATGATTGATTACAATATGCTACAGATAGCGTTCCATGTCAAGTACTTTTTTAAAAAAAGTTTATTTTTATTTAGTTGACTCTTAAAATGTTATTGATAAGATGTCCAAGTGTTCTTTCTGTGCCTCGAAAGAGGCAACCCCACAAGCCCCGTATTCGCCTCAGATACGGGGCTTTCCTTATATAATAAGGATGTAACAGAAATGTAACGGTAGTGTAACATCCATGTAACGTGTAGAAGAAAGAAGAGAGAAGAAAGAATATATAGAATATAAATATTCTATAGCGAAAACTGGATTGATGTTTTCTTATTTATAAATAAAAAGACTTGTATTTGGTGTAGGGCAATAGTAGCATGCAAGACATACGATACTTATTCCCCTACAAAGCCCTGTCTTCTTTGTTCTACTAACCTAGCAAAGTCGATGGGGTTTTGTTTTCCATTAGTTTTTTCCTTAAATATAATAAATAGCTGTTGACAACACTATGTATATAGCGTATAGTGCTATTTCAACTATGAGTTTGTTTGAAAAAAGTCTCTACCTCCTAAGAGAGTAAAAGTCCTCCCTTCTAGCGCATTAGTCGGGGGGATTTTTATTTCTACCCACCATTATTTGTCAATTTTTCCTTGACAACACGCTACATGTATAGTACAAGATACACATGGCTTATAGAAAAGGTTTTTGCGATATTTGTTTAAGTGATCATTGTGCCTCTATCAATGCTCTACTCAGAGATGGAAGAAGCGCTAGCAGTATTGCCAAGGAATTTGGCTTTGACAGAAGACTAGTAGCTAAACATCAAAGTGGATGCGGTATAACTAAAGGACAACTTGATAAGCTTAAGCGTAGATACAGAGAAGAGATGGGTAAATCAATTCCTTCAGCTGAAAGAGCAAGCCTACCATCTACTATAGAAGCCAAGAGAGTTGAGCTAAACGTTTCTACCCTTTCAGAAAATATCAAGGTATTATATATTAGTTGTTTACAAGTAATGGCGGAATGCGAAGAAACTGGTAAACACAAGCTAAGACTAGCTGCGATAAGAGAAGCTAGACAAATACTAGAGATGGTGTTAAAAGCCTCTGCAATCGTCTTAGATGATACTAACGATACAGACTGGAAAGATACATTGGCTATTATCTTAAAAGCATTAGATCCATATCCAGAAGCAAAGTTAGCAGTAGCTAAAGCACTAGACAATAACTTATAACTGGAGGCGCATATGTTAGAAGTGAAGTGTGTTTTCTGTCCCGCCCGAAATGTGTTTACGGATGATTGTCTTAGAAGTTATGTGTTCAAGCAATATTATTCTTATGAATATCGCTTTCGAAGTTGCGAGGAAAGAATCAAAGACTGCATAGCAAGAGATTACGAGCTTAAATCATACGATCGATTGGAATATGAACATAACTGTTATGACTGATAATGGAGGGTTGTATCATGAAAGAGGAAAGAGTAAAGAAGCTAACTATTGAAGCTTTATCGCACGTAGATGTAAAGACAGTAGACGACAAGAATAGACCTAAAGAGTTGTCAGTAGTATTAAGGCCAGATTGTAATAAAGATTTGTTATGTGGACTTGTATCTATAATGTCGAAGCAGTTAGAGCTATTAGTATTAGTTACTGCAGACCTTAACTCGGAAATGTCTTTAAAGCTAGACACTGATGCACAACACAACAATACTTTTGCTAGTCTAAGAAAAGATCTAAAGGGTGTTTCTGTAGCAATGAACATTAGAGAACTATCGTTATCGAACTGGATTAACAGGCTATCGTATTCTTTTTGCTCCGAACAGCCATACAGTATAACTGATAAGAAATACTTTGTTGATGGAAGTCCTATACTAACTATATGTACTTACAATTGGACATCATAGGAGGGTAATATGCTAGATTTTAAATGTGTGTTCTGCCAAGCTAGAAATCAAAATACCAACAAGTGCTACAAAGATATTATATTAGGGTTTAGAGATGCTATAGAGAAAGAATGTACTGATGTTAGTGAGAACTGTACTTATGATTACAAAGGTAAGGCTAGGGAGATGGACGAGATCATTATAGAGCTAATGACTGACAGTGCTAATAAAGGTAGGGTTGGATAGATGCTAACGTTATTTCAAAGAGGTGTATCTCTAAAAGAGATAGAGAGAAAAGTTCTTTACACTGAAACATATATTGCTTTCTTTAGAAATGAAGTTTCTGTTACTAGTAGAAAGAATGAGATTCTAACAAAAACTCATACAAGAGGGCCAATGAGGTCTACTATTGGCATATTAGAACCATCATGGACTCTTGAGAAAACAAGGAAAAGATTTACTTTGTTCAATAAACGTCAAGTATTTTTTAGAATGTTTGGCCATGTTTCACCGATACCTAACGACTTTTTCGAAGTTGAAGTTGTTGGATTTGGCATTACGGATGAACCTCACAGAAAAGGTACGAGATGCCTGGTTGCTCAGTCATTTGTAAAACCGATTAAATCTACTTACCCAGACCCATTAGTTTTTGAACCGGGATCTTTAAGAATAAGCATAGGACAGGACAATGATTATAGGGGCAGATATTAAAACGAACACTTGGTTAGACCTAATAGAGTCCGGAGGCTACAAGGACTCTCTGCTTAGTATTTATAAAAATGAACCTCCTAAGATAACTGCGTTTGATCTAATTGGATTCAGTGACTTGCTAAGAAACAACAGCATTACAATGTCTCTACTAACAAAAGATGTTCCAGCTACTGCGGCACAGTTTTGGGGCGGAGCTAATGTAACTGGAGTAAGAGTAGAGCTACGACTAATGGGTATAGAGTTCTACACTTCTAACTTCTGGTACAGCCCAGATGAAGCTACAGATACTAGGAGAATGAAACATGTTACTGAACATATATCTGAACCAGGCAAAAAGAGGACTGTAATAATGGATGGGGCATTTACTGCGATGGCGGCTACTATATCAATTATAGGCGTCTCTCCAACTATAGGACGATAAACAACAGGGAAGGAACACATGGGGCTAACAGCACGGGGAATAAGGGTATGCTTAGACAAAATTAGAAGAGACACTAAGTGGATTACTCTAATACACAAAGAAGGCAATGGTTCATTCTACGAAGTTCCCAAGTATAGAACTTCTGTTTCATCAGATGTATTTGATATTGTACCTAGGAATGATACATTAGTGATGGATAGCGTCTCACTTACCAATAAAAAAATAATAACTTTCGTGGAAGACCAGGTCGATATGTCTGTTCTTGGTCCTTGTCTGAGGAGAGGAGTTCTGTATGTTGCAGCGTCAGCGTACAAGATAAAGAAAAGCTTCTTGTTCCTGGGGCTTGCAGAAGGAATTCAAAAAGAAGATCATTCCGATGATGGAGTAGTTGCGCATCTTGGAAAACATGACCTCAACCTGTCTTTTGGGCTAAGTGACCCTGCAAAGGAGTATAGTCTGGGGGGTATGAAATAACATGATAATTACTATAGATGGTAAAGCAGCGACCAAGAAGTCTCCAGTAGCTTATATATTATCAAATAAGTTGGGGTACAAACATATAAACAGTGGGTTAGTATACAGAGCGCTAGCAGTAGAAGTATTAGAAAGAAAGAAGAATGGTAATCCACCAAGACTTTCTAAGATGGCATGGATAGTATCAGACATGAGGTTTACATCTGATAAGATGGAATGGTTGGGATCATCTATAGAAAGACATGCTCACGGAGACACCACGAGAGTTACAAAGTACGTAGAGCAAGAATTAACAAGCCCAGCTACGACGCTATGCGCTTCTAAGCTCTCAGTCTATCCAATTGTAAGGGAAGCAGTAGAAAAGTGTCTTAGAGATCAAATTATAGAGTCTGACGTTGTAACTGATGGAAGGGACATGGGAACTGTAGTATTCCCAGATGCAGATGTTAAGTTCTTCTTTGAATCTGACTTTGAGTCAAGAGTTGGATGGAGACACAAGTATGAAGGATCTGAATACGGAGAAAGTAAAGATAGTGTATCTAAAGCTCTAAAAGATAGAGATTCTGACTCTAGTTGGGTTGTTCCAGCTGATAACGCTAATATAATAGATGTTAGTAAAATGGACGTATATCAGATAGCAGACAAACTATGTGATTGTTTCGTTACTCCCACCAAGGTTTATAGGTCTGGAATAGTAATGACTAGCGTTCCACCATGTTCTAATTGCAATCAAGTTTGTGGGATGGCTAGATGAAAACTAAGATGGTAGATTTCGTTGCATCATCCATGAGTCCATCGTTGTTCATGTACAAGGCTTTCAATATGAAGCCTGATGAATGGCAATCGAGTCTATTAGATAATTTCCCTCAAGAGTCTTTGTTATTATGTTCGAGGCAGTCTGGTAAGTCTACAGTTAGTGCAACTCTTGCATTACATCAAGCTGCTTTCAAGAAAGATTCTTTAGTATTAATCGTATCAAAAGCATATCGTCAAGCAGAGGAGCTACTAAGGAAAGTAAAGGTAGGAATACCCTTTGTCTCCTCTATCTTGGCAGTAGTAAAAGAAAACCAATCAGAGATAGAGTTGGATAATGGTAGCAGAATATTAAGTCTACCTGGCAGAGAGGACACGATTCGTGCTTATTCAGCTGTATCTCTTATTATAATAGATGAAGCTTCTAGAGTAGGAGAGGAATTATACAACTCAGTACGTCCTATGTTAGCTATATCAAGAGGTAAGGTCCTAGCCCTTACTACCCCATTCGGAAAGCAAGGATGGTTCCATAAGGCTTGGGTAGAGGATGATGACTGGTTCAAGATAAAGATAACTGCTAGCGACTGTCCTAGGATCTCAGATGACTTTATAAACACTGAAATGAAGAGAATGGGTGAATGGTGGGTTAAGCAAGAATACTTTTGTGAGTTTGTTGATAATGAGACTCAGCTGTTCTCTTATGATGACATAATTAAATGTATAACTGATGAGGTAGAAGTATGGGTTTAGAGGGTTGGAAGAATGGACATCCATTTGTTACATTTGGAAAGAGGACAACTTATGTCTTCAATACTGTATCGGCTAAAGAATACGACTTATATGACTACGAAGGCGTACGTTTCACTGTCTTAGCAAAGGAGAGCATAGTTAAGTTTGATTTTGTAGATGAAATGGAACCTATCTTTCGTAACATTGGATTTACAAGGCTATCTTCTAGGAAGAGAACGAATGCTATAGCATCAGGTGGCGTAAGGCTGGTTAAAGAGTTATATCCAATACTTAGGCCACATGAAGAAAAGGATGAGTTTATTATTTATAGATGTCCTTTATACGTACATAAAGATTCTTCTACAGATAGTGTAGTTATATATTGTGATTTGAATAAGAGTGAAGAACATAGTATAATGAACAGATAAAGCAATGGGAGGTGAGTATGAATATTACCTTTAGGGACTGGCTGTGGCCTATTGTTATTTTTGTCATATCATCTTTCATTGGCTGTCTTGTAGGTAAATACTTATATTAAGAAGGAGGAGTATGAAGAGGAAGATTGCTTTAGGAGTTACTATTTTAGTTCTAATGTTGTTCGGGTTCTATGTCGGTGTGATTCAGGCCTCTCCAACTTTGACTCCAGGTTTTGGAGCTAGTGGTGACTGGGGCTGTACGGGTGGTGGACCTACCACTGCTCCTGTAATACAACCACCAACAGTAATCGTTCAGATACCTGCTGGCTCACCTACTGTAGGCTTTGGAATAACGGGATAGGGGGATAAATATGGATAAGTTTTTTAATGCTGTTTATATAGCAAGGAAAGAGATAGCATGGGTGCTTGTATTAATTATGGTTGGAGTTATAGCATGCTGCGCTCTCACGGGATGCACAAAAGAAGACGTTGATAAGTATAGAGATATGACAGACACTGTTATAGATCTCGTAGACGAGATTGATGAGCTAGAGAAGAAGATAGAGGATATAATTGGTGAAGAAGCTCCATGCGCTCCAGACGAAGAAGCATCTGGTATCATGATGGCTGATCCACCTAGCCAGGGAGGCTATGCTGCTCCACCGTCTAGTCCTAATAATATTAGAAGGTTTGACATTCAAGCAGTGGGTAATTCCGCACCTGTTAGGATAATAATAGATCCTCAAGGTTCGGTAAACCCATTAAATATGCCTACTTATGTTGAAGGGCTTGGTATTAAGCCAGTTAGTACGAACCCACCACCAGTGGAAGTAAGTCCAACACCATCTGTACGACCACTTCCTAGGCCACCGTCACCACCTAGTCCAACTCCAGACATGGAACGACCTTGTTTGCCTTGTATCACACCTGTATCAGAGATCATTGGCTTTCCATACGTAATAACAGAACCAATCATAGTGCCTACAGCATATGATTGGGGAGACTTCGAAGGTACTTTATTGTCCCCTGAGTTTGATACTTCACCAGGATGCCTATTCGAGAATGCTTGTTGGAACGGCTGTGCTTGAAATATAGGCGGAGATTGTTACCCTGGTTCTAGCGAAGGGTATCTATTGTAGTCACTGGATGTGATTATTTAAAAGCCCCCTCCGAAAGGTTGGGGCTTCTTTGTTGGGAGTTGCAACACGAATGTTTGTAAAATACACATTAGGCCTTGATCTAGGGCAGCAAAACGACTATACTGTTTTAACGGTGGCTGAGCCAGTATTTCTTCTCGACGGTTCTCTTGTAATAAAGATACCTTATATATACAGGTTTCCACTTAGAATGAGCTATGTCTATGTAGTTGAGTATTTAGAAAAGTTCATAATAAACAGAGAGTTAGATGAATATGTACTAATAGTAGATCATACTGGAGTAGGAAGACCAGTGGTTGATTTACTTAATGATTACAATATAAATACAATAGGATTGACGATAACAGGTGGTCATAAATCTAACTGGTCAACAGGAAGATCAGTCACAGTTCCTAAGATAGAATTGATATCAAGGTTGCAAGTTGCAATACAATGTTGCAAGCTCCAACTAGCAAAGGGAGTTAAGTGTCTAGACGTATTAATAAAGGAATTGATCAACTTTACTATAACTTCTGGTAGAGGAATAAAGATGGAAGCTGCTAGTGGTCATCATGATGATACTGTAATGTCTTTAGCTATGGTAGTCTGGTACATAGAAGATAAGTTAAACAGAAGTAAGAAGCTTAGAGTAATAGGAAACTAAATGAATGATTTAGCAAAAACTTTAAAGGATGCAAGATCTTCAAGTAAGCAAACTATAAAGGAAGTGTCTGATAAAACCGGTATCTCTAGGTATTGTATTCATGCTATTGAGAACGGTAAGAACGCTAACCCACCTACTCAGGGAAGACTAAGGAAGCTTGCTGAACATTATAGTATGGATAAGAGTGAACTCTTCAATATGGCTGGATATGAGTCCAACAATGACACAGATGAAGTTAAACAACTAATGGTTAAGGCCAGCAGCCTGCAGAGCCAGTTGTCTAATAGGTTTGCATCGTCCAATGAGTCTACTCTATACCAAGCTCTGGATTACCCCTCCAACATAACATATGATGACTACAGACAGAGATACAAGAGGCAAGACATAGCCAATAGGGTTGTATCTGCTCCTGTTCAAGCAACATGGAGTACAGAGCCTTATGTATCTGAGACGGCTGCAGAAGAGACAGCATTTGAGAGAGAGTATGAAGAGTTTGCAGATAGTACAAACTTATACCTCTATTTAAGAAAAGTAGATCTATTAGCTTCACTTGGTAGATTTGCTGTTTTATTTCTAGGGTTAGATGATTCAGCTGAGAATGTTTCTATGCAAGCTGAGAATGTAAAGTCTGTAAACTATCTCAGTGCTATACCAGAAAATAGAGTTACTATAAACTTATGGGATATAGATCCGAAGTCTCCAAGATTTGGTCTTCCATTAGTTTACCAGATACAGTTTAATGTTGGTGAGGCCAATACTTCTACTAGGCAAGTGCATTGGTCTAGAGTAATACATGTAGCAGAGAATACCCTCGAGAGCGAAGTATACGGCATTCCTTTCCTAGAACCTATATATAATAGATTGCTCGGACTAGACAAGCTATGTGGTGGCTCACCAGAAATGTATTGGAGAGGGGCAAGGCCTGGTTATACTGCACAAGCTCTACAAGACAGCATAGTCAATCAATCTCAACTAAATTCCATAAAGACTGAGTTAACTAACTATATTAATGATATGCAACGCTTCTTATTCGTTGAGGGTGTTGATATTAAACCTTTAGCCCCTCAAGTAGTATCTCCTAGTGATCATGTAGAAGTTCAGTTACAGATGATTGCAGCTGCAACAGGAATGCCTATAAGGATGCTTACTGGATCTGAGAGAGGAGAATTAGCCTCTACACAGGATGAGAGAGCATGGCTTAAGCTGATAGAGCAGAGAAGAGAAGCAGTAGCTAAAGAGATAATACTAGTTCCTCTTATAGATAGGTTGATAAGTTTAGATATTATTGCTGAACCAAATTCTGATTATACAGTGACATGGGATCCGTTGGTTGTGTTAGAAGAAAAGGATAAGGCAGAGATAGGAAGAATGAGGACTGAGTCTCTTGCTAAGTATGTTAGTACTGCTGGAGCTAGTGATGTTGTTCCTGTAGACTTGTTCTTGAAAAGAGAGTTGAGCTATTCTGATGAAGAAATAGAGTTAGCCAGTGAGATGACAGATGACAACACAGAAGAAGAAAATATAGAAGAAGAAACAATAGAAGGAGTTGACACCGATGCGGTGTGAGATCTGTAATAGTTGGAACGATATGGTGAAAGAAACACGGCACGCAATGGGTGGAAGAACTACACGACGTAGACGTGTTTGTTTAAGCTGTGGCAGTAGGTTTACCACATATGAAATAAGAAAGAGCGAGTATATCAATAGGTTCGTGGTGAAATAATGTGTGAAATGTTCTGGAGTACTTGTATAATGACTGGAGAGATTGCACTTGTTGGATGGGCTGCCTTTGAATGGTGTCTATACAATACTTTGTCCTTTTGTATATAAATTCCTTGCTTAAACACTACATGTGTGGTATTAACTTAGTTATTGATGATAAATAATACTTTTAGGAGGAACAGATGTTAGACATAGGTTCAACATTACAAGGAGTACAGCAGTTGATTGTTACTGGTTATATTGTTGTCAATGACTTTATCAATTGGAGTTTATTCGGAAGTTCCATATTCTTTTAACAGGAGGTTATTATGGGGACAGCTGTAATTGCTTTATCAGCCTTAGTTGGTTCTGCCTTGGGAATGTCTATCGGTGCTGCTTTTGGCTTACTTGTATTACCATTCTAATTTATATGGAGGAGAGATCATGTACAGAGGACTCGTAGCATCTAGTACTTTATTAGGTATTACTGGAATGATGATTGCATCTGGAATAGGTGGAAGCTTTGGTGGGACTGTTGGCTCATTGATTGGATGGTCAGTAGCTTCGTTTTGTGGACTATTAGGAGGATAATGCAATGGCTACAGTTATTGGAGTTGCTATAGGTTGTATCGCTGGCGGAGCAGGTTGCTTTGCTGCTGGGATGGGAACTGCATTAATCACTCAGTTTGTCATTAGTTCAATTGGAGGTATGTAATGATTGGATTTGTAATAGGTGCAGCTTGTTTTAGTTTCTTATCCGTTGCAACACCGTTAGCCGTTGGCATTGCTGGAACTGCTGCTTGTTCAGCTATTGGTGGTGCTGCAGTTGCTGTTGTGACAGGAGCTTCGTGTGCTATGTTGACTGTAGTTCCTATGGTACTAGGAGGATAAGATGAGTTGTTTAGATATCATGGCTTGTAATGCTTGTATCGCTTTGATAGATTGTATCGAGGGAAGCGCTTTATTAACGTCAATTCTAGAATGTTTCGGATCAAGTCTGATGCCAATAGGAGGATAATAATGCCACCTGTAATGGTCGCGGTTTCTGATTATTTTATAAGCAATGCATATGGCCAACCTGTTATTGATTGTTGGCCAGTGTGTGATCTTATTCAAGCTGGGATTGAAGCTATCCATCTAGTGTGGCTTCCTTTCTTGCCTTAGAACAAATAGGGGAGACGACGTATGGGATGTCTTCAAGTATTTCAAGGTGTAGTAATTTTTGGAGTAGACTTAGCTGTGTATATTTCTGATGCAATTTATCTTATAACACATTAATGGATGATTAAACATGTCGATCGATGGAGTTTTATATGGGATTAATAGTGTTGCGGCTGAGATAATAGGATCGTATTCTTGTGGCATGATCTATTGTTGCCTTGCCTGCTTTGGGTTTAATGACTTGCGATAAAGGAGTTAAATGTGTGTGGGCTTTTGCCTAATATTTGCTTGCAAACCAATACAGCCATATTCGCACAGGAATTCTGGTTTAAAGTAGCCGACTTTCTTAAAGTAGGCCCTGAATTAACGATGTGGTGTGACTTGGCTTGGTTGTTTGGAGGATAGGAACAATGTTAAATTATATTGTGGGTATTAATAACTATGGGGGTAATATAATGGAAGTGGAATTTGGCTATTGTTCTCGTTTTTGGTAGTGTTTCTGTTGTTGCTACTTGTGTGGCAGCAGTGTCTAGTCTCGCTGCTGCTTACATATATCTAGGCTTATAGGGTTCTTAATATGGATAGTGAACAACTAATAGGTGTTTTACTTGGAATATCTACAGCAGCCTCAATTACAGCCTCTCTAGCTAGTCTTGTCTGTGCAGGTGTAGTTGTAGTAGGATGCGTACTTGGTTGTATGCTCATTTAGGGAATAGGAGTATTGTTATGGAATTTATTGCAGGGTTCTTTCTAGGTGGGTGTCTTGGTTGTGGTGCGGCAGCGATAGCGACTGCGGCTACTTATTGTTCACTTATTGTATACCACCTAGTAGATGGAGTTTAACCAAGAGAGTATAGAGGAGTTTGTATACTTGGTTGCTTCTGCCAATATAACAAGAGGATACAGATGAACATAGTAAATATTGAGGCTAACGATTTATCAGACCTTTGGTTTCAGAGCCTTTATGAACTCATGGACAAAGGTCGAAGGTTTAAAATAGATTCTGGTTCGTATGCTGGAGAAGATAGAATAGAACTTGATTACTTTACGGCCAGAATCAAGTACCCTGGAACTATGCCTTTAGTTCCTTATATACCAGATCATTTAGGCATTCCTAGTCCAGTAGACATCTCTTATATAGAAGGTGGCGATGGAGTAGAAAGGTCTTACGTCGAATATATAATGACTGATAGGAAAGTTAAGGGAGAGACATATACGTACGGCGAA